TGGATTGTCGACGACATCGCAGTATCAGATACAAGCGGCCGCATCTCCAGCGGCTCATTGCGGGCGCCGCGGCGTTTGTCGAAGCGGTTTTTGGCGGGGTTGTAGGTTTCGGACACCAGCCCGGCGAAGTAGCTGGGGTCGAGCTCGTCGCTGAAGTGGGTCAGGCGCGTGTCGCTGTCTTTTTCGGCGTCGGTGGACAGGCGGCCATACAGCCAGTGCTTTGCCGCCACGGTGCCCACCTGGTAGGTGAGCACGCCGCGCTTGTCTGTGCGGCCGTGCCAGTTGACGTCGACGGCCTTGCCTTTGCTCAGGATGGGCGCGTTGTTGGACGTGGCGCCCGTGATGGCCATGGGGCGGCGCACGCGGCGCTGGCGCACGTAGTGCTTGACGGCCTCGGTGCGGTGGCCGCCCATGTCGTGCGCGTAGGCCTCGATGGGCATGAGGGCGCCGCTGGCGTGCTGCACGGGGGTGTTGAGTAGGTCGGTAAGGGCCACCCAAACGGCTTCGTCTGCCGGGTCGCCCGGCAGCTCGATGTAATCGATCACCCAGAACGCCAGCCCCGCGCCCCAGCCCACAAGTTGCGCGGCCAGGCGGTTGTCTTGGCTGTCGACCCCGGCGGTGATGGCCAGCACGCCCATGGGGGCGGTGCGCAGTTTGTAGGGTTCGGCCCGATCGGCGATGGCGTTGTGGCGCACGGCGCGCATGGCGGCGTCTTCCCACGGCTCTGCCAGGCGGTCGTTGGTGAAGGTTTTGAGGCGAGCGGGGTCGTTTTGCGCGTCGCGCCACATCTCCACCAGGTCAAGCCAGCGGGGGCCCAGGCCAAACTGGTAGTACAGGCAGTTGATGTGATAGCCGCGCACCTTGGCGCCGGGGTTGCCGGGCACCCATTCGCCGGCGGCGATCATGGCCTGTTTGTGATGTTCGTCAATGGTGGCGCCACACTCTTGGCAGGCGTACCAGCATTGGGTGGCGTCAGGGCTCCAGTGCAGGCCTGCCCATTGCAGGTGCTGCATGTGGCCGCAGTGGGGGCACGGTACGTGGTAGCGGCGCTGGTCGCTTTTTTCCCACAGTTGTTCGATGCGGCTCAGTCCCTTGATTTGAGGGGTGCTGATGTACAGGCGCTTGAACGTGGCCGGGAATGCGCTGGTGCGGCCGTTGAGCATTTCAAGCGGGTCGTCGCCGCCGGTAAGGTTGTTGGCAAACTCGTCCACCTCGTCCACCAGCAGGGTGCGCACGGTGGTGCTTTTGAGGCGGCTGGGGCTGCCAGCGTGCTCTATGTAGAGCTGGCCCCCGGCAAAGTCTTTGAAGGTGCGGGTGTTGGCTGCATCGCGGCTGGCCACGCTGGTGAGGGCGCGCTTCATGGCGGGCGATTCGTCCACCGCCGGGTTGAGTTTTTGGGCAACCCATTTGTTCATGGAGACTTCACCGGGCAGGCACACCATGACGGGGCCGGGGTCGTGGTCCATGCAGTAGCCCAGGGCGTTGATGGCGACTTCGGTTTTGCCGAACTGGATGGGGAACATCAGAGCCACCTCGCGCACGGTGCTGCGGGCGCTCATGCAGTCCATGGGCTCTCGCAGGGGTGGGTTGCGGTCGGTGCGCCAGGGGCCTGCCTCGGCGCTGCCTTTGCTGGAGAGGCGGCGCTCCATGTCAGCCCATTGGCTAACGGTGAGGGGCTTGCGGGGGGCGACGGCCCTGGCAAAGGCTTTGTAGCCGCGCTCTGGCGTGGCAAAATAGCTATTTATTTCATAGCTGTTTGCGCTTACTGGCATTGGGCTATAGGCTGTTTTCATTCTGAAACCTGCCCTGCACTGGCGTGGCGCTGCATGCGGTCTGCCAGATCGCGCAGCAGCAGTTCGACCTGGTCGGCAATGGTGGCGCGCACGGCGGCTTCGTCGCGCCCTACCAGTTGGGGCGGCAGGGTGCTGGCCCAGGTTTCGAGCTTGCTGCGCACGGTGGCGCCCACGTCGGCCAGGGCGGCGATGTGCACGGTGTGTTCGATCAGCTCGCCAGCGTCTTTCCGAAAGGCGGCGTGTTCGCGCTCTGCGGCCCAGTGTTCGCGTTTGGCTTTGGAGCTGTGAAAGTCGTACATGGGGGCGCTGTCTGCGCCGTCGTCGTCTTCGGTTTCGTCGGTGTTGGGCGGGGGTGGTGGCGCGGCCTGGGCGCCGCGCGCGGCCGCGTGCCGGTCTGCCACGCCTTGTTTGCTGGGGTCTTTGGTGGCGTTGAAGCGGGCAATGGACTCTTGCACCAGCACCCGTTTGCCGTCGGGGGCGAAGACAAAACGACCGTCTTTGGCAAGCTGGTTGCCGTACTGGGGCTTGTAGCCCAGGCGCTCGGCCAGCTGGCGGGGGGTGAGGGTTTCGGGGGGGGGTCATAGCCCTGCGGCCTCTCGGATGCGAAAGCGCACGCGCTTGTCGAGGTAGGTTTGCAGGTCGGCTTGCCTGGCGATGGCGTCCATGCTGATGCGGGGCCGGTAGCTGGGGGTGCGCACGAACATCAGCACAGGGCGCACATCTACACCGCCCGTGCCCGATGCCGCCCAGATGCCCGGCGCCAGGTGCCTGCTGCGGCCGTCGCGCCACCTGCCGTAGCTGACGAAGTAGCGGCGCCCCGCCTGTTTGGCCGTGCCTTTGTGCACGCCGCGCATGCGCTTGCCGGTCATGTTGGCTTTGTAGCCCTGTTCGCTGTACGCCTGCATGTAGCTGAGCAGCTGCTGCAGGAAGGCGCCGCGCAGGTTGCCCCGCCCGTCGTCGCTGCCCGGGTAGGGCGTGGCGGGTATGGCGGTTTGCCATCCGGCGTGCAGGATGCCCGCGCGGCGCAGGGCCGATTCGCTGCGCTTGTCGCGCCGGCGTCCGCCAAACTCCTGAGCCTGCAGCACATCCTGCGGGTCGACACCCACCTTGCCGCCTGTGCCGGGCCGGTTGCGGGTGTCCAGCGTGGGCGCCACGGTGACGCTGAGGTTGTCTGGCGTGGCGGCAAAGACTTTGGGAGAGCGCTCGATCCAGGGGGTGACGCCGGTGAAGTTTTTGCGCAGGGCGGCTTGCATTTCACGGCGCACCTGGTACCCGGCGTCGTTGAGTGCCTTGGCATAGGCGCCCCGGGCCTGGGGGCCGCTGAGCTTGGCCAGTACGTCTTGCACAGCTTGCTGGTTGCGGATTTCGATGCTGAGTTTCATGGCGGCCCCTTTATTCGGCGTTTGGCGCGTTTTCGGGCTGCACCCCTGCCAACCCCTTGCCCACAAACTCTTCGCTGCCCGTGAGGGTGATCTGCAGGCCGCGCAGGCCGGGAAACACGCCTTGGGCTTGCAGGCTTGTCACCAGGGTGTTGAGTTGGGGCCAGCGTTTGACCAGGGCGCGCACTTCAGGGGCGTTTTCAGGGGTGCAGCGGATGACCCGTTTTGTCTGTTTTTCGTCCATCTTTTTTTTGTGCGGTATGTGGGGTGTGGTGTGCGGTATCAGTTTTTTTGTAAGTTGTTGATTTATATGGGGGTGTGCGGTGTGTGCGGTATGTGCGGTATCAATACGGGTTTTGCATGCGTGCGCGTGGTGTGTGTGTTTTGGCTTCGTGCGCACGCGCCCGCCCGTCCGTGTAAGAGTTGATACCGCACATACCGCACAAGCCTTTATCCATGCGGGTTTGATACCGCACGGGATACCGCACGGGATACCGCACATACCGCACAAAACGGGGTGTTTTTGGGATTGGGTGGTCATGCGCCGAACCCTCCGAGGCTCTTGAAGTCTTTGAGCGCGGTTTTGAAGACGTGCACGCGCTCGCCCAGCCATTCGGTTTCGCCCCGGCCTGGGGGCAGTTCGTGGCCCCCCGCCAGGTAGGTGGTGGCAATGGGGCCTTTGGTGGTGCCGTTGTCGTCTTCGTAGCGTTTGCGCTGCACTGTGGCGCCGTGTTTGCGCATGAGGGCGTTGGCCAGGCGCGGCTGGTTGAGGGCCTTGAGACCCACTTTGTGGCACCAGGCGCAATACAGGTCGTACAGGTCTTGGCTGAGCATGGGCGAGAGCAGGCGCGGGGCGTGTTTGCCAGGGAAGCCGTCCACGTCGCCCGCCTCAAACGCGAGCATGAAGCGGCTGGGGCTGTCTAGGCTCAGGTCGATCAGTTCGCGCTTGGCGTCTGTCATGGGGGGCAGCGTGGCGTTGGTGAAGTCGCCCAGGTCGAGGTGCAGCAGGTAGTCGTGCAGGGCCTCGACGCCGCCGGATTCGATCTCGCGCTGCACTCCGGTGTAAAAGTCGCGGCTCAGTTTGGCGGGCGTCCAGATCACCGCGTGGCGGCGGTCGTCTTCTTCCAGCACCACGGGCATGGATTCGTTGGACAAGAACACCATGTTGACGTGGTTGCGCTCTTCATACGCGGCCATGTTTTTGGGGTTGATGCGGATCCATTCCCCGGTGATGAAGGCTTTGAGCTTGTTTTTGATGTGGTACAGGTCTGACCGGGCCACCACTTCGTCGGCGATCAGGAACAGCTTGCGGCTGGCCCAGTCGTTGAATTTGTCTTCGATGGCGCTTTGGTCTATGACCCGGCCATAGCGGCCGTAGATGCCCATGATGGCTTCGAAGAACATGTTCTTGCCCGTGCCCTGCGGCCCGTGGATGACCAGGGTGCTTTTCATCTTGGCGCCCGGGTGCTGGATGGGGTAGGCAAGCCAGCGCAGTGCCCACTGGTACAGCTCTTCGGGTTTGCTGTCGCCTGCGCACATGTAGCGCAGCAGGTCGAGCAGGTATTCGCACACGCCCGCCTGGGGTGTGGTGGGCCAGCCCGCCCACAGGTTGCAGTGGATGGCCTTGTCGGTGCAGGCGGGGTCAAACCCCACTTCGGTGACGCGCACCATCTGTTTGTCGGGGTGCTCTGCCCAGGCTCGGTGTATTTCGCGGCTCAGGCAGGCGTCGCGCATGTCGCTCAGGGCCACCAGGCAGTGCTCTTGGTGGTCAAACACCGTGCCGCCTTGGCCGTACACCAGCGCGTAGCGTTCAAGCAGTTCGTCGAGCGATTCAATGGGGCGCAGTGGCGCGCCAAGCGGGTCAGCAACCACCCCGCCCCCCTGGGTTTGCTTTGCACGCGCAGCGCCTTGCGTGCGCCAGCCCAATGCCAGTAGGCGGGCCTCGACCTGGGCGCGAACAACGTGCAGGCCTTCGAGCAGGTGCAGGTCGTTGAAGTCGCTGAGCTTCGTGCCGTTGGCGTCAAACGCGGCCTGGCGCGCGGCGGCATCGGCAAACACCGGGGCCACGTAGGCGCCGCCCACTTCCATGGCGGCGGCGCTGGCGCACGTCACGCCGGGGTTGCCGTCGCTGAATGCGTCGTCGTCAGCACAGATCAGGATGTGCGTGCCCTTGTGGCGCTTGTGCAGGGCCACGGCCACAGGGGCCAGGTTGCCCGCATCAAAGGCCACGGCCACGGGCAGGCCGGTGGCTTCGTACAGCGTGGCGGCGGTGGCGTAGCCCTCGGCCACCAGCAGCACCGGTGCACCGGCCACCATGCCAAGCTGGTGAAAGTGGCCCTTTTTGACCAGGCCAGCAGGCCAGAACTCTTTTTCAAGGCGCCGCGCCTTTTGGCCCACCACCCGGCCGCGCACAATTTGCAGCCCGTGAATGTTGCCCGCCACGTCCTGCATGGGGATGACCACCGCGCCCTGGGGCGAGAACCGCACCCCGTGCCCGCGCACGCCCTTGCGGTGCAGGTACTCGCAATCGCCCTGCTCGGTGCAGCCCTTCCAGGCTTTGGTGGCACGCTCGGCAGCGCGTGCGGCGTCGGCCTTGCGGGCCAGCTCAGAGCGGCGCTTGTCTTCGGCCAGGCGCTTGCGCAGGCTTTCGCGCTGCTCGGTGCTCAGTTCGCTCTTGCGCAGCTCGACCTTGGTAGCGTGGTTTTCGGCCCCGCGCCACACTCCATAGCTGCCAACAATCAGGTCGTGGCCCGTGGGCAGGCGAATTTCGTGCAGGTGATACCAGCCGCGCTTCTCCCGGTCGCCCTCCACCTTGCAGCGGCGCAGACGGCCCACCTCCAGGCTGTCGACCTGCAGGCCGGCGCCTTGCAACTGGCCCAGCACATCCTCATAGTTCGAAGCCATCAGTAACCCACAGCCCCACTGTTTACACACCCAACGGGGCGCGAATTACCGATGCGGCCGCTTGTATCTGATACTGCTGATGTCGTCGACGAATCTCTAGATC